TAGACGTTGTAGCGCAGCGCGCCAGCGACGACCTGCCACGAGATCGTGTTGTACGCGCCGGTGTCGAAGAGGTTGTTCTTGACGCCCTGCAGTTGCAGCGTGCCGCCCGACGAGTACGCGGTGAACGCGGTGCTGTCGACCGGCGTGCCGTTGAGCGAGACCGTCAGCGTGCTGCCCGTCGGCACGCTGTTGACGAGCAGGCCCGTCAGGTTGATCTGCGTCATGCCGAGCACGCCGAAGATCGACACCGGATCGCCGACCACGAGGCCGTGCGCCGCGCTGGTCGTGATGACGCCGGGGTTGGCCTGCGTGATGCCGGTGATGGTGAGGTTCGAGGTTGCGCCAGTGCCCGCGGCGCCCAGACTGACGAGCGACTCGTCGACGTTGTTGCTCGCGACCGAGGTGACCGCGTAGCGCTGCGTCGTCGGCGTGCCCGGCGTGCCGCCGCGCGTGGCGACGGCGCTGACGTTGGTCGGCGCGGTCAGCGTCGTGGCGAACGTGATGGGCGCGAACGTCCAGCTCAGAGCGCTCAGGCGCTTCAGCTCGCTCGGCGCGTAGCCGGTGTGCACCATCGTGAACACGTCGGCCGACTGCACATAACGGATCGTGAAGAGGTCGGCCTGCAGGTACGAGTTGCTGACCTCGAACGGCACGGCGCCGTTGAGCACCGTCGCGCCGTTGGTGTGGAAGCGGAAGTAGCCCTCGCCGGTCTCGACCACGAGCGTCTGCGTCGTGCTGTATTCGAACGGCAGCACCCGCACCGCCTTCGTCGAGTCCTTCACCTCGCGCACGAACTCGAACCCCGCGCGGTTCTGCGCAGGGCCGTGCGGCAGGATGCGGAAGTTCCGGCAGAGCGCGAGCCCTGTCTGGTACTTCGCGTCGGTGAGCTGCCCGAAGAACTCCGGGGTCAGCTCGCCGCCGAGAAACGCGCGCGAGAACGAACGGCTCATCGCCCGTTGATCCACGGCACGCTGTGACGCGTGCGGATGTCAGACTTCTTGTTGCCGGCGTCGCTGGTCGCCGCGATGCCGAACAGGCCGCCCTTGCCGTCACGCCCGAACGCGATGCCCTGCTGCGCCGCGCTCGCGCGCAGGCCGGCGTCGCCCTTCAGGACCGGGCCGGCGAGCAGCGCCGCCAGCGAGCGCGTGAGGCAGTGGATGAACCCCGCCGAGAACTTCGTCGTGTCGGTGACGCGCGCGACGTAGCGCAGCGTCGCGCTGGGGCCGACGTTCGTGAGCAGGATCTGGTTGCCGTTGATGTCGATCTCCATCGTGAACGGCTGCGGCGTGTAGCTGCCGGCGTTCACCATCGGGATCGGGGTCTCCATCCACGTCAGCGGCGCGGCGATGCCGACGCTCGAGTCGTCGGCCGCCGCGGAGTCGAGCACCGAGATGACGTTGATCATGTCGCTCGGTGCCGCGTACGCGTACGCCCACGTCGACGACGGGTTGCTCGCGAGCGGCGCGAGCGCGACGCGACGCATCGCGAACGACCAGTCGTGCATCTCCATCAGCGCGTCGCGTGCGATGGGGTAGAAACGCGCGCAGTGCTCGGACTGCGCGCTCCCGTCCGGGGGCGAGATGCTCTGGATGTTCGCCGCGTCGCCGAGGTGGCCGAGTGCGATGTTGCAGATGTCGACTTCGGACGCCACGAGCTACCTTCCACAGGGCGGACGCGGGCGCTCGTGGCGCCCGGCCCGGGTTACGCCAGCGTTTCGGCCTTCTGGGCCTCGAGGATGTTCTTCACGATGGTGGCGACGCGTGCGTCCTCGCCCTCGCGCAGCTTCGCGATCTCGGTCGCGATGGCCGCCGCGAACGCTTGCGAGTCCATGGCGCCGCCCTGCTCGGGATGCGCGGCGCGCATCTTGGCGATGCGCTCGGCGTTGCTCTTCAGGTACTCTTGGTACCGGGCGTGGCCCTCGTCGCACAGCGGCGCGAGGTTCTCGGCCGGCAGGCCGTCGTACTCGGCGACTTCGCCCTCCTCGTAGATGCGGTTGCCGATGAGGCTGCGCTCGAGGACGGTGTACTTGACGGGTTCGCGTTGTGCCATGGTGTTGTGCCTTTCGTGTAGGTGCGGCAGGTGCTATCACCCGAAAAGCCCGCACGAGGCGGGCTTGGTCGGGAGCGGCTGGACGCTTACAGGACGGCGAAGCCCGACTTGAAGAGGATGTTCTTCACGTCGGCGATGTCCTTGACGAACGCAGCAGACAGCACCTGCGTCGCGATGGCGCCCACGAGGACGTAGCGCGCGCCGAGGTAGCGCTTGGCCGGCAGCGGGGCGAGGCGGTCCATGCCCACAGGGACGATGGTGCCGGCCGGCAGGTTGGCGATCGGGATGTCGTCGGACGAGTTGACGACTTCGACGTTCGTCGTCAGCGCGGCGTCGTCGGCGACGATGATCTGGAACTTCACCGAGGTGCCGACGGTCGGGGCCGTGATGACGCTGACTTCCAGCGCGAACTTCTCGCCTTGGCCGAGGTCGGCCGCTTGGTTGCCGCCGAGCGCAAGCGGGGCGAGGTCGACCGAGTTGGTCGAGACCACGCTCGTGTTCGTGCCCGTCACGGTCTGGCCGGTGAGGACGCCCGCGGCGCTGTACGAGCCGCTGACGAGGAGGTTGTTGTCGAGGATCATGGTGAGCTTTCGTTGCGAGGGGGTTCAGGCCGCCCCGGAGGGCGGCCCGTCATCCGTCTTAGACCACGCGGGTCTCGGTGTTGAGGAGCTGGTCGACCTTGCGCAGCGGGATGCCGAGGAACGACGTCAGCGCGTACGGGGTGCCGAACTGGGTCAGCGCCTGCGTGATCGACAGCGCGGCGTTCGACTTGTTCAGCGCGGCGACGCGCAGCATCGAGTACACCGTGCGGTTCGCGTAGAACGCGGCGCGGCCCATGCCGAGGTTCGGCACGCGATCGAGAGCGCGGCTCATCAGGTTGATGATCTGCGTCGCGGCCGTCGAAGCCTGCGTGCCGGTCTGGCCCGTCAGGTCGCTGACGTTGATGTTGCAGATGCGGACGACATAGCGCCAGTCCTTGACCGCAACGCCGTTCTTCCACTGGTACAGCGCGCGCAGCGCTTGGAAGAAGTTGTTGTTGCTGTCGGGGACCGACTCCTCGCCGAGGTCTTGGTGCATCAGACCGGCCTTCGAACCCTTCGGGAACGGGCAGAAGACGGTGTTCTCACCCCAGACGACGAGGTAGATCGAAGCGTTGTTCGAGCCCGTGCCGCCGGCGTCGAGGATGTTCTGCGCGTTGCCGGCGCCGCTGATCGCGCTGTAGCGCGTCTGCAGGCCGAGGAACTGGCGCGGATCGGTCGACGGGTTGCCGTAGAACATGGCGCCGGCCATGGTCTGGTTCATCGCCTCGATGAAGGCTTGGTCTTCCGAGAGGCGGAACGCAGCGGTGTTGCCGTTGAGCTTGGCCAGCTCGACGTCGATGTGCGAGCGCGCCTCGAGGATGCCGCACGCCTCGTCGATCTGCGCGGTGAGCGACTTCGAGGTCGGCACACCTTGGTTGATCATGCGGTAGTAGACGTTCGGCAGTCCCGTGCGGATGGTCAGGCGGTGACCGGTCGGGAGGTTGCCCTCGGTGAAGACGGCGTCCTCGAGGATTTCGTTCGTCTGCGAGAGCAGCTCGGCGACCTTCGGGACTTGGCCGTCCGGGTCGAGTCGCTTGGCCCAGTCCGCGAGGGTCAGGGCGCCAGAGGCAAGTGCAGCCATGGTGATGTTCTCAGGTTGATCAGTTGGTCAAGACGCGAGCAAAGCTACGCGTTGTTGGGGTAGAGCACGCGCTCCGCGGACTTGCTGTCACCAGTCGGCGCTTTGCCGCCCGGGACGTGCTTGCCCTCGGCAAACGCCGGTGCAATCTTCAGGAAGTGACGGATGACCTCGACGTGATTGCCGAGGCCGCTCTTGTCGAGCAGCGCGATCAGCTTCGGCGTTGCCGTTGCCTCGAGCGCTGCCTTCGCTTTCGCGAGGTTCTCTGCGAGCTTCTCGCCGCCGACCTCGACGTCGGCCTTCACCTCTTCGACCCACGACTTGTGGAGATCGGTGATGGTCTTCGTCTGCTCTTCGATGTGCTTGTCGACCGCGGCCTTCTCGGTCGCGGCCTTCGCGTCGGCGGCCGCCTTCTCGGCAGCGGCCTTCTCTTCCGCTGTCGGCTCGGTCGGCTTGTCCGCGGGCTTGTCGCCGGCGGGTGCGTCGGCCGGCTTGTCGGCCGGCTTCGCGGTGTCGGACGCCGGCGTGCTCGTGTCGGACTTGGCCGCGTCGGGCGCGGGCGTGTTCGAGGGTGCGTCGCCGGTGGGGGTGGACGTGTCGGCGGGCGCGTCGGTGATCAGGCTCATGCGGGTGTGTTCTCGTTGACGATCTGTGCGTAGCTCTCGGGCGCGTGCTTGCGGATCTCGGCGACGAGGAAGAGACCGACGTTGCGCATCCCTTCCTTGAAGAACGTCTCCGAGTTGCCGGTGAACGAGTTGCGGTACACGCCCGTGTGCTCGATCAGCCGCGCCGCGACGCGCCGACCCTGCTTCGTCGACACGAGCCAGCGGATGTCGTCGGCCTGCTGTTTGCGCAGGTTGACGACGGCCGCGGGCCTCGCGGTGTCGGAGTAGGGGTCGTGCTCGGTGCTCATTCAGGCGGGACTGTGCAGCAGTGGGGTGCGGATGTGTTCCGCTCAGGTGTAGCCGGCCACGCCCGAGGTCGGTCCCGCGGGGCGCGTGAAGCCGTTCGCGAGCGTGCGGCCGGCGCCTTGGCCGAGGATGCCGAGCGCGTTGTCCGGGGTGACCTGCGCGTTGCCGAGCTTCTGCGCGGTGTCCGCGGCGACGTTGGCCTGCGCGGCCTGCTGCGCCTGCGCCTGCTGGTCGGCGCGCGTCTTGCGCATCAGCGCGACCTTGTCGCTCGCCACGATCAGCTCGGGGTCGACGCCGAGCATGTCGCTGTAGCGCTCGGCCCACGCGTCCTCGTCGAAGTTGTCGAGCACCGCGGGCTTGAACGTCGCGATCTGGCCGAGGTTGCCGACGAAGCGGTCGATGTTGTTGGTGCCGATGGCGCGCTGCGCCTGCGCCAGCATTGAGATGAAGTTGACGTTGAGCTGCATGCCGTGCAGCTCCTCGGGCGGCGGCGGCAGGATGCCCGACTTGACGATGCGCTCGAACGTGCGCTCGACGAGCGGGTTGAGGATCTCGTTGTGCAGTCGCTCGGACGTCGGCCCGAGCAGCAGCAGCTTCTCTTCCTTGCGCTCGGCGACCTCGTAGGCGGTCATCTTGCCTTGGTCGATCTGCTCGAGCGCGAGCCACAGGTCCGCGTAGAACGCCGACTTGATGCGCTCGCGCACGTCGCGGATGTCCTCGAGCAGGTGGCTCAGGTCGATGTTGACGTCGAACGCGGTGCGGATGCCTGCGCCCGGCGTCGAGCCGTCGTAGTAGCTGATGCCGCCGGGCATCATCTCGACCTCGCTGTTCTTCATCGAGGTCGGCGCCTGCAGCGGGGGCTTGGTCTTGTAGTCGATGCCCTGCCCCTTGCGGAGCTGCTCCTGCTGGAGCTGCTTGACGTCGCCGAGCGCTTCCATGCCGGGGCTGTTGCCGTACACGTCGCCGCCGGCGGTCGCCCAGCGCGAGACGAGCGCGGGGAAGCGCTTGAAGCCGCCCTCGCGCAGGTACTGGTCCTCGTGCGCGCCGGCCTCGAAGTAGCAGTCGCGCCACGCCATCTGGCTCGCGAGCTTGCTCGAGGGGTCGCGATCCGCGCGCGGCTCGATCAGGTGGATGATCGGCACCCACGTCCCAAGCGCGCCGCGGTCGTAGAGGTTCTTGACCGCGGTCGAGCAGTTGTCGCGGCCGAACTCGCGCACGATCTCGCTGACCGTCTTCTCGAACTCGCGGCCGAGCGTGTCGACGAGGCCGCGGTAGTTCGTCGCCACCGCGTACTCGCCGATGGTCAGCGTGTTGTGGTGGATGACGGTCTCGAAGTCGTCCTGCAGCACCGAGCCCGCGGTACCGAAAACGCCCAGCTCTTGGTACTGCTGGTGCAGCGACGCGTAGGTGTTGCTCTTGGCGAAGATCGCGAGCATCAGCTCGGTCACCTCGGCGAGCCAGACCTTCACCGGCTGGTGCTCGTTCAGCTCGTCGTCGGGCGTCTCGAGCCGGAACCACGGCCGCGCTGGCGACGTCATGTTGGCCATGAGCCCGGCGGCGAGGATGCCGGACGCGCGCGTGCCGGTGTTGTCGTAGATCTGGTTGTGGCGGCGGTTGCCGCGGTTGCGGTCCTGCGTGAAGTAGCGCCCGTTGCGCGGCAGCAGGAACTGCGACAGTTCGGTCCAGTGCGCCATCCACGTCGCGCGCTCGGTCTTCAGCTCGCCCCAGCGGCGCAGCAGGTCGGCTCGCTTGACGCGACCGCGGAGGTAGTTGTCGGCCGCCATGTCAGCGCTTCGCGATGGCCGCGCGCCACGCGTCGAGCGCGTTGGCCGAGCCGCTGTGCAGGGGCTGCGGGGTCGCTTCGCCGCCGCGCTTGTCCTTGGCGGCCTCGTTCACGGCCCTGCGCCACGAGTCGGCGGCGACGACGTTGGTCGGGGCCGGCAGCTTCGCCGGTGCGAGGGCCAGCAGCGCAGCCTCGCGTGCCTCCTCTTCCATGCGCCGCTGCTCGGCGGCCCACCACGCGTCGGCGGAGAGGGTCTTGCTCATCCGCCGCTCCCGAGCAGCGTGCTCTTGCCGAGGGTGAGCGAATTGGGGTCGACGCCTTGCGGACCCGTCAGCATCGTGCCGCTGTTGCCGGCCTTGCCTGCGAGGATGTTGGCCGCCATCGCAGCCGCGGTGTCTGGGCTCTTCTGGTTCGCGCGGTTGTTCGCCTCGTCGGCGGCCTGCGCCTGCACCTTGGCCTGATCCTCTGCCGTGTGCGCGGCGCGCCGCGACGAGTCCATGCCCTGCACCGTCGATGCGACGGTGCCGGCGGCGGTGACGCCTGCGCCAATCGCGAGCCACGTCGCCGCTGTCCATCCGAAGCTCATGCTGCCTCCAGCTCTTGGTTGGCTGGCACGGGAGGGATCGAACCTCCGACCAACGCGTTAACAGCGCGTTGCTCTACCGACTGAGCTACATGCCAATGGTCTGTGCCGCGCAGCGCCGCCTCGGACCAGCGACGCGTGATCAGCCGCTCCGGGTGCTCGACGAGTGCGTTCTCGATGGTCTCGAGGTCGTGCGTGCCCGTGTCGTTGCGGTGCACGCTGAACCACTCGGTGTCTGCAAGCGCGTATCCCACGCGGCAGACGCCGGCCGTCGCCGGCAGGACATGCGCGCCCGTGAGGCGCTTCCTGCCGGCGGCGGTCCACACGACGATGTCGCCGACACAAAAGTTCAGGTGGTCAGCTTTGTGGGGGAGGCCGACGAGGAACGTGCCGGCCTTGATCACGACGCCCCTGCCATACAGGCCGTCCGCGTGGATATGCTTCGTCGCGACCCCAGTTGGGGGGTGCTCGCCTTCGAGTGCCTGCAGGAATCGTCCGAACGCCTCGATCTGGTCGGGCGTGGGGCACTCAGGCAGCAGCGCAACGGCGGCTTGGTCGGTGGTCGAGAGTTGCATACGGGCGAGATGGTCGCCCGGCCGGGTGCGGATGTGTTCCGGTCAGGTGGCCAGCGGGGCGTACGGGTCGTGCTCGCGCCGGCGCGCCGGGTCCTTGCGCTGCTTGAACGGCAGCCGCTTGGGTGTGTCGATCATCGCCAGCACCACCGCGGTCGCGCGGTCGGGGGAGCGCCCGGTGCGCTTGACGATGTCCTCGCGGCTCTCGACCCTGATTTTCAGGCCCGACAGCTCCCACTTCGGGGCGCACAACTCCTTGGCCAGCTCGGGGTCGGGCGGCAGCGCGAGGCCCTTGTCGTGGGCCGGATCGAGCGCCTCGCGCATGCGCCACCACAACTCGCTGCGCAGGTTGAAGAACGTGAGGCGCCCCGACTTGTCGGTGCCGCGCGCCGCCTCGGCGACGTTGATGCCCAGCACGTGCACGGCCATCGAGTTGAGCGTGTCGTAGGGCGAGGCGCCGACGCCGATCACGTCGATGTGCACCGGGGCGTCGTCGCGCCGGTGCGCGATGGTCAGGCCCGCGACCTTCGGGCCGTCGGGCGTCTCCTCACCGGCGTACAGGTGCAGCTTGTCGATCCACGGGCCCGCGCCGTCCGGTGGTGCGTACCGGTCGGCGATGACCGTGTTGTCCTTGCCGCCGCGCGCCACGTCGACGCCCTGCGACATCTGCTCGCCCTTGGGCGACAGCGGCTTCCAGCGTGCCTGCGCCGCCGCGACCCACGCGGTCGGGATCACCTGCCACGGGTCGTCGGTCATGCCGGCTTGGAAGTCGCCGTAGAGGAGCTGCGAGCGCAGCGGCTCGGGCATCGCTTGCAACTGGCGCAGGTAGCCCGACTGCGCGAGGAACGGGTTGTCGGAGATGCGCGACGGGATGAACGTGCGCGACTGCGGGATCACGATGTCCTCGGGCGCGTACTGCGCGGGGTCGAAGTCGTAGACGATCTGCCCGCCGGCGATCACGCAGGGCCGCTGGTCGGGCACCCACTCGTAGCGCACCGTCTCGTTCTCCTGCGGCACCGTCACGCAGTAGCGCAGCTCGCCCGGAGCCGTGGGGTACAGCGGGTGCTTGCGGTCGAGCCACGGGGCGAAGAAGTCGACGATCCAGCGGCCCTCCTGCGAGGTCGGCGGGTTGAACGTCATGAGCGCTTGGCTGTGCACGCCCTCGCGCGTCGAGCGGTTCCAGCCCAGCAGGAAGTTGACCTGCTGCTCGAGGAAGTTGGCCGCCTCGTCGAACACGAGCAGGTCGTGCGGGTTGCCTTGGTGCTTGGTCTCGTCGCCGAGGTTGGGGCACGAGCCGAACTCGACCGTCACGTCGCGAGGGCCGGCGTTGCGCCAGATCTTCTCCTGCCCGTTGTAGCCGTCGCGGTCGCCGATGATCTGCTCGAAGCGACGCAGGATGCCCTTGAGCTGCGTGGCCTCGCGGCGCAGCATCAGCACCTCGTAGTGCTGGTTGAGTGCCTTGCCGACGGCGAGGTCGGTCTTGCCCCCGCCGGCCGAGCCGCCGAACCCGATGACGTCGGCCTCGGAGTTGTAGGCCATGGTCTGCGGGCCGGGCAGCGGCGTCCACGGCACCTCCTCGATGTCGGCCGCGAGCAGCGCGTTCAGCTCGGCCAGCTCGTCGGGCGTCAGGAACGGCTCGAGCCGGGCGATGTCGGCCGGCGTCATTCCCAGCTCGCGATCCAGTTCATCACGAGGATCGCCCCGAGGGCGCCCATGAGCAGGCCGACGA